TATTGACGATAAAACTATTTTCTTTTCACCAAGAATTGAGGAATTTAATGAGGGACTACAAAAAAGAATACGCCGATTACCACGGCAAGCCAAAGCAAAAGAAAAAGAGAGCAGCGAGAAATAAAGCACGTTCCTTAATGATGAAAGCTGGGCGAGTACGGAAGGGCGATGGTAAAGATGTCGACCACCGCAACGGTAACGCGCTCGATAATTCCCCGTCCAATTTGTCGATCATGTCGGCCTCCAGAAACCGCTCCAAAAAGTAAACGACCGTCAGGTTTGTCGCCACAAACCGCCACAAACTACCCGAGTATTAGACGGTACTAGCAAGGTACTAAGAGGGTATACATTCCTAGAGTTCTGCGCTAAACTACTGATATCATGGGTAAGTATTTCTTACATAAGCACACTCATAACCTGAAGGTCGTAGGTTCAAATCCTACCCCCGCAACCAAAGCTGGAAGCCAAAAACTGGCTTTTCGATCCAAGCAAAAATCCCAATCTGCCACAAATCTGCCACAAACACCGCCACAAGAAAACCTTGGCGGTCGTTTTTTGCTTGCATCTACGTAAGAAATGCTTACTATTAGTAATTGTAAAATACCACACAAACTGAGGAGTATGAAAATGGAATTTTTTACAAAGCAATATAAAGTAGGCAATAACCGAGGCAACAAAAGAATTTGGATTGAAGGAAAAGTTTTATCCGATTTAGATCTAAAACGCGGCGACAGATTTTCTCGCCTAATGGATTCGGAAACAATCAATCTTGTTTTTGAGGATGGTGACAAGGTAGCTCACACTGTTGCCGGATCTGACGAGCGCCCAATTATTGATTTAAATGGGAAATACTTAAATGAATTTTTTGGCGACAGTGAATTTTTTGTTGCTGAATTTATTCCTGCCGTGGGCAATTATTCCAAACAGATTAAAATAGAGAGGGTTGCCTAATGACACATATTACTAAAAGTAAATCTAAAAAGAAATGGATTGTGGACGCGCGAGATATTGGTGGCGGCCAACCAACTTTTAAAACTGAACAAGAGGCCATTGCCAAATTGCGCGAGTGGACGCATGACGATGTGGCCGGCAAGTTTATTTCTTCAGCGCAGGATGTTCAATTTCATATTGCTGTAGGCGAATGGTTGAAGACAAATGAACAGCGAGTTCAAAATGGCGACATTGGCGAAGGCGAATACAAAAATATGGTCTGCTCTGTAAATCATATTTTAAAATTTGATTGGTCAGGTCAGCGTATAGATCATATCAATTTAAGCGAGATGAAAACTGGCCGGTTAGCAAAAAGAATTTTGCCACAGATAAGAGCTGGTCGAGCCCATGCCTCAGCAAAAAAACTTCTTGTTCATTTTAAGTCAATTTTTAAAGATGCTGTATTGAGCGAGTTTATTGCTTATGATCCAGCTCGCGATCTTAAACTTCCAAAGCTGGATGGCGAGCACGATGTTGAGGATGTAAGCGCTGCTCGAAAAGGCGAGAAAAGTTTGGCTGAACGTATTAGCTCCGACAACGTGAGTAAAATCATTAAGGCGGCAAATCATAAATACCGCCGGCAGATTGAGATGATAGCGTTTACTGGTGTTAGGGTCGGCGAGCTACGAGCTGCAACGTGGGATCAGATTAATTTTGGTGACGATAAAAACGGCGCCACGTTGACTATAGACCGCGCAATCAAAAAGTGTGGCAAACTTGGTAACCCAAAAACTTACTCGGGATTTCGTACCATAGCATTGGATGATGATTTAGTTGCGATGTTGCGTGAATGGAAATTGTCGCAGCCCATCGAGCAACGCAGCAACAATTTAATTTTTCCTAATCGAGAAGGCGGTGTTGCTGATGGCGACAACTGGCGTAATCGAGGTATGTTGCCGGCGTGCAAAGCAGCTGAGGTTGAGTGCGTAACTCTTCGCGATCTCAGGCATCACTTTGCGTCAATCCTAATCTTTCACGGCGCATTTACTGAGGCGACTGTAACTGAGTTGATGGGTCACACAGACATTAATTTTACCAAGAAGCAATATGCAACGTGGTTGAAGTCTGGAAAGCGTGACAAGGAATTGGGTCAAAAACTTACTGAGCTTAGACGCGCTCAGTAAGGACAATTTTCTATGTGACATGGGAGAGTAGAGGCCGCCGGCTTCTGCTCTCTTTTTTTGCCGTACAAATTAATGCGGCATACTTGGCAGCTGCCGGTTTTAACTTTTCTTATATTTGCACGTATTAAAATATTTGTGCCTTCTTGGCTGCCTTCTTGTCTGGGGCGCCCACGGGTTTCTATAAATCTCATTTTTTTTTAAGTGGTATATAAGGTGTTGGATCTTTAGAGTCTAAAACTTCAAGAGCAGCTGCGACCTCATACCCAAGGGCAGCATAGCCGGCTGCATCGGTATAGTTATCCTCATACTCTGGCTTAGCTTTACGCCGCGCAATCTTTAATAATTCCATCATCGAACAAACATCATGCGGAGCAATCTCTTTTTCCAAGTAAAGTGACCAATACTTGGCGATGTCTGCCATGTTACTTTCGGGCGTGCCGTAGGTCTTGTCGCGGTCGCCCGTAATGATTTTAATTGCAGTAGCCAGCACGGCCTCGCGTTTGCTGGTTTCCATTAAATTTCTCCTTGCATCATTTTACAGGCTTCAATCGATAAATCGCGCAACTCTTCATCCAACTGCTGGCCAACCTTGCCGCGTCCATTAATAAAAAATTCTTGTGGCTGTCCTGTGTCTGGGCAAAAGCTCACACTAAAATGAAAGTTTTCAGTACGGGAACTTACGAGCGGTTTGCGATTTTTCATAGTTCTTCAATCGCGCTGCGCGGTATAAAATATCGATTACCAACCTTTACGCTTCTGAGCGCGCCGGTATTGATCCATTGGTAAATTCTATTTTTATAAGTGCGTTTAAGATTACCGCTATGATCGACAACTGGGGTGTCCTTAGTGTCCCACAGTTCAACCGCTGCCTCTTTAGGCGTGAGAACAGCAGCCATTATATCATACCGTTTACAAGGGCGCAGTGATCCATGAGAGCGCAGCCAATATTAAAGGCTAGATAACCTGCAACTATTAAAAATATAAGGGATAAAAGTTCGCATATAAAAGTCTTCATTTGTACCTCCAGAGTATTTCCTAGTACTCTTATGGTACAAAATAGTTACTAAATCAATAATAAACGTACAAAATAATTACGTTATGTACATTCCACGTATAGAATGTATTGAGATTACTTTATCTTTTGTTATTTTTATTTCTTTGTCTGGATTGTATTGTTGTAACAAAACGTGTTCATCGTTTGCGTTTTTATATTCTTTTACAATTGCTGTAAGTTTACCATCTTCAGCCATTTGTACTATGCAATCACCGCCGCGCCGAATCGGAACTGCTGGGTCAACGTAAACAATTTCACCTGATCTAAAACGTGGCGACATACTTTCGCCAACGACATATATAGCATATGCATTTGTGGCGCTTAATAAGAATGGTGGCCGGTCAACGTGATCGATAGCGCGATCCATGTCTGTGATGTCTGATCCTATGCCCGCTTCAGCGCTGCCATACAATGGTATTTTTGATAGTGGCAATTGTTCTGGTGTAGCAAACCCCATGACTTCAGCTGGGTCGCAACCAAAAATTGTGGCTAACTTTAATGCAAGTTCGGCTTTCGGTTGCGTTTCATTGCGAGCATACCGGCGGAGCGTGTGCGGTTCCATATCGCAACGGCGCGCTAGCTCGCTTAAAGATATTCCCATAACCCTCGTTAGTTTATCAATATTATTCATTAATAACTCGGTAATATTTTTGTTGCATTATTCGTAAGTATTTATTACGTTTAATACACCTACTATATATATGTACATCAATCAAGTGAAAGGGCCATTTAAAATGAGTAAAAGAGTTTTGTATATGGATATAGAAACTGAACCATTTACTGATGTAAGCGATGGCACCGATTCTGGTTACGTAAGTCAGTATTATGAAAAAAATAAAAAAATGGTTGATTATATGCATGATAAATCTGACGCACCTTGGACTGTTTGGCACGAATTATCGAGCCGTTACGAGCGGCATGAGCTGCACCATTATGGAACGAACGAAGTATATAAGTATGTAAACCAAAATATTATTATAAAACAAAGTTGCGCTTTAATGATGGATCGGTGGTGGCGCGCGATCCGAGAAAAGCATACTCATGTTGGATGTACTTATGCAGAAATGATTTCGGAAAGTGCGCTCGGTGTAATTTTACCGGATGTTAAAACCATAAAAGGTTGGTTGCAAAATGGATGCGATAAAGAAATTATTGGGTGGAGTTGGTCACAAAAAAATAAAAAACAAAAAAAATATTACCCAGAAGAAAAACTAGTTGAGTATTATATGCAAAGTTCGCGAGCACGTTTTTTATTTTATAGGAATAATAATATTGAAGATATTGCAAAAACTATCGATATTCGAATTAATCAAGACCCACAATCTGGTCTTTTTCTGCTAGATGGCAAAAAACATTGGGAGTAATTACCGGTAAAAATTGGATGCATTTTTGGTGGGTATAATATAAGTCAAATAAACACTAGTATAAATAGTAAGGTTTCCTTAACATAGTAACATTAAATTACATAAGGTAATAAAATGTTACTTAGGGACTGGTTACAAAAAGAAAACTTAAATTACCAACAAGCAGCAAATAGAATAGGCTGCACTCGAGTCGCAGTTTACTACTGGGCTATCGGAACCAACCGGCCTAGCGCAAAATGGAACTCCATAATATCTGAGATTACTGGCGGCGCGGTGTTAGCCAACGATCATCAAAACGCTTATGAATTGGCAAGCGAATGAATATTTTTTTGCTGCCTTACCCGCCGAGTGTAAACTCGCTATGGCGCCATACTGGTAAGCGAACATACAGAACAAAAAAATATACCAGCTGGGCAGCGGAAGCTGCTGAGTATTTATCTGGGCAAGATATACCGAGCAAGCCCATTGCGCACCCTGTGAAAATTGAGATGGCGGTTGGTCGGCCCGATAGACGCCGGCGGGATATTGATAACCTTGTAAAAAGTGTGCTCGATATAATATGCCAAAATAATATTTTAGAGGATGATCACTGGGTTCACGATTTAAACGTGTATTGGTCTGAGGAAATAGTTGGATGCCAAATCATTATTAAAGATTTAGTGGGGCAGGTGCGAGGCGAAATTTAAAAACTGATCTCCTCGGTTTGGCCTTGCATTTGCCCTACACCGAGAGATCTCATAGAGGAGACTAATATGTCCTTATCGTTAAAAGATGTTGTGGTGGGGCAAACAATATTGCCGCCGCGCATTTTAATTTATGGAAGACCTGGAGTGGGCAAAACCACTTTTGCTGCAAAGTCATCTAACCCAATTTTTATACAAACTGAGGATGGCGCTGATGTAGCAGGAGCTGCTCGATTTCCAAAAGCTGAAAGTTATGAGCAGATTATTGAGGCAATTGAGTTGCTGCAAAATGAAGAGCACCAACATGGCGCAGTTGTTATTGATACCCTCGATTGGTTAGCGCCGCTTGTATATGCCAAGACTGTCGAAGACGCGAAAGTAAACCCAAATTATAAAACAAAAGTTATC